TTAATGCTTCACCTGTGCTGACTGTAATTCCACCAAAAGTAGCAAATGGAGTCGTGTTTGCAACTGATACCACTGTACCTTCAGCAGTTAATTCAGATGTAGTAGAGACAATAGTGGTATCTGGTTTAATATTTTTGATTTCAACTTTATTTGTGCCACCATGATGTGCATGATTATACTGTGTTACTTCAAATACACTACCAGTAAATAAATCGCTAGTAGGGAATGATGAGGTTTGTTGAGGTGAATTAACTGTAGCTGTCGATAATGTTCTTGTATTATTATCTGCACCGTAGTGAACAAGTTTGTGACCAGAGGTAAATTGTTTACCTTGAACATCAGTTAAGAATAAAGTATCAGCAGTTGCACTAATTGCGGTCACTGTTAGTTTAAATCCAGCACCTCTTGTAACTTTAACATCTGAATTATCAATCGTTAATACCTCACCTACTTGATATCCAGATCCAGCAGTTAAGTTTGAAATTGAATTTATTGCACCAGTAGTTGCATCGACTGAAACAGAACATTGTGCACCTGTACCACTTCCTGTTAATGATACCAGTGGAATATTATTGGGATTAGTTACTGAATATCCTGCACCATTAGAAACTATATCAAACGTATCGCCTGAAGTTTCAACTTCATGACTATCAGTATATAAAGTTTTCATTTCCCCATTAAAACCCCTTTGACCATCT